AAAGGGCTTGTTGTTTTGTTTTCATTATCAATCTCCTGTAAAATTGTTTTCCGCTGTTTTAGACTTATAATATTCACTCATAAGCTCGGAAGTATCTTCACAGGTAACCTCGTATGTTGTAGTATTTATGTTTATATTGTATACAAGAGCGTCTTTAACTTTCTTTTCAATGAGTGCTAACAATTCGACTGAATTTCGGCATTTAGTAACTGTTCGCATAAATCCTCCTTACGTTTTTAACCCAGTTTTTATTTAATCCTTTAGGGTCGTTTGCAGCGCCTATCGGGCAATATCTTGAACCTAAGAACGCTATAAACTCACCTTTACCATTCCAATCCCTTAAAGCGTGTTTGATTGTATTGATACAAGCCTGACGGGGTGTGGTGTGCTTGTAATGAGCCAGTATACCGTATGGATGAGCCTTTGAGTTCTCTGCCTTATAGATTGCATTAGCCAATCGCTCAACGTCTATCCCCTGACTATGAGCCAATGCCTGGCAGAAGATAATTAAGAGAATTGTAGCGATAAGAGAAACGAAGATTTGGAAGGTTTTCATCTTTCCTCCTTCTTAGAGACGGTTAATATTTGACCACTTCTTGCACCACTCACCGACCACTTTTGACCACTCTAAAGCACATGGCCTACCACTTTTTACAATTTAATTATAACACGAATTTTATTTTGTAAACTGATATTTTGTAAAATAAATGGGCAAAAAACTATATATAGTGGCTCATAGCCACCCTATACCACAGGTTGGGGTATAAAACTAAAAACTCAATGAAATCAAGGGGTATTGTTCTTTTATGGGAGGGGTATATAAGTATGGATAAGCACTCCAGACAGGGCTTAAAACGCAAATGGCGATGGCATAACAACCCTATCGATATAAAATAGCCCTGTTATGGCAATCTTATAGCATAAAAGGAAAGTAAAGTAAAGGAAAGAAAAGGAAAGTAAAGAAGAGAAGAAAGCTTGTAAAATAAATTAGATTTTTCTTGCAAAGACGTAAAACATATGCAATAATGGAATTAGATGGAATACTAAAATAACTTTTATTGTTTAAATACAATGAAATTAAAACTACGCATGCATTCTAATTCTAATCGCCCCCTAACGTCTATAACAAAACAAAGAGATGAAAACTTAAGAGAACCAACAACTGAGTTATTACATTTTTATTTCTCGGTTAAGAAAGCACTGTATCCACAATGGCGTATGATAGCCAGGGAAGCGAGATATTGAATGAATATAAAGGTTTTGTTCAGGCTGACATCGTTTACTTTAAAACTGATGGAAAGCAATTAGAGGGGATTAACATTCGAGATAAAACGCGGTATAACCTGAATGCTCCGATTGAGATAAACGTTACATCTAATTGGAATAAGCAAATAATCCCTGCAATTTAGTAACTGTTGGTTACAGTTCTAAAGAATTCTCTTTTAAGATAATCTCAAGAAAGAGAGTTTAACCGCGTTTTGCAGGGATTAGTATTTATATATATTATATGAATTGCAACGTATCAACTTGTATCAGGAAACAATCTTATGTTGATAGAAAAGATTTAACAGCGTGGGAGGTAGAAAGAAATTGCCCACATAAAGATAAAGATTGCCCGGAGTTAGAGAAATATAATTACAAGAAAAGCTTTAATGGTACAAAGAACAAATGAACACAGCCAAAGGTGATAAATACACTAAAGAGAAAGTAATCAACCAGTGTTGGGATTATCTTAACGAGAATTTTCATAAGTTCAAGCAAGCCAGTAAGATAAAGATAGCCGTAGAGTTATGTAAAAAGAATATGCCTACTGAGATAACTGGTAAAGACGGTAAAGACTTACTTGCGGGCAATATATGTCTGCAAATAAGACAGGTTTTATCTACAAATGATACCACCACTCACTAAAGAAGAGCTTTTACAAATACATAATCGTTATAAACCAAATCCAAAGCTTTATTTTAAAGAAGTATTAGGTGTTGAGAAAACCTGGGAACTGCAAGATAAGCTTATTGAAGCTTGCCCACGAGCAATAAAAGAACATAAAGCAATCTATGTTGCTTCAGGACATTCATTGGGTAAAGATTATATCTCCGCTGGTATTGGATTATGGTTCTTACAGAACTATGTCCCATCGATTGTTATAGAAACCGCTTCAACTGACCGCCAAGTTAAAAAGATAATGTGGGGAGAAACTCTCAATCATTGGAAAAGAAAGAAAATAAATTTAGGTGGCACGCCATATACTGACCCGTATTTAGAAATTGAAAAGTCTGACTGGTATTTATTAGGTTTCACCACTAAAGAAACAGGTGCGAGCGCTGAAAGCGGTGGCGGAAAGTTCCAAGGATTTCACTCACCTAATATTTGTATAATCGCTTCCGAAGCCCAAGCACTTGAAGATTTAATCTTTGACCAAATAGAAGGGTTAACCACTCCTGAAAATGTTTTAGTTGTATATATAGGCAATCCAACAAGAGCAAGTGGTAATTTTGCAAAAGGCCTTAAAGATAAGACTAATAACATAGTATTTAACTTCTCTTGTCTTGATAATCCAAATTATAAAGAACGTAGAACTGTTATACCTGGGTTAGCTTCCTATGAGTGGGTTGAAGATAAACGCAGGAAATGGGGAGAAGATGATCCGCGCTGGTATGGTAGAGTATTAGGACAAATCCCTCCAGTATCCATTAACAATATATTCTCCCAAGAAGTTATAGACTTAATGTTGCGGAATAATGAAATCGGGTTATACGGAACTAATGCCGGTGTAGCGATAGATGTGGCTGGTGAAGGTGACGATAGTAATGCAATCTATGCAGGGAGAAATGGGAATGTATTAGATTCTTTCTTTAAACTTAATCAATCCCCAGGATTAAACGCTCTTAAATGTCATCGTATGTGCAAAGATGTAAAAGGTAATTTCATTATCGTAGATTGTGACGGCATTGGAATTGGTGTATGGCAAGAGATAGTTACAGAATTTAAAGAGTTTTCAGAAAAGGTTGCTGTCGTTAAATATCACGGCTCAAGCACAATGAGAGAGAATGAACCATCGAACACAGAGCGCCCACAATATTTTAATCTTCGTGCTAAGGCTTGGTTTACCGCACTACAACGAGCCAAAGACGGCGTTGCCGCAATTCCTAATGACCAAGAACTTATTGATGAACTTTTAGAAGTTAAATACTTTGAGAATAAAAAAGGGATGTTACAACTTGAAGATAAAGATGATGTTAAGGAACGTCTTGGTCGTTCTCCTAATAAGGCTGATGCTTGGGTAATGCTTCAATGGGGATATGAACAAAACTATCCTAATGCTTATTATGAAGAAGCAGAAGATTTTAAACGTAAAACAAATGAGGATTTTATAGAAACAGCACAGAAGATAAACCCTCTCTATGCAGAAACAATGATGGCTTTACAAGCCCAACAAGGTCCAAAATCAGACTACGAGGCATAAATGTCAGATACCCAATTAAACGTTAAAGAACTATCAGATACCGGAGAACTCAGTCAAGAGTGGAAAGAGTATCTTGATAAGTTAAGAAAGAAAGTTGATAGTGATTGCGGTAATCGTATTTCTTGGCTTCGTAAGTTAGTTACTAATAACAATCAACGTATAGGATTAAAGAGAGTATCGAATAGACCTTATCCAGGAGCTCCCAATATACCCCTTCCCGAGACTGATAAAATAATAAACAAACAGAAACCAAATTATATTCTATCAACCTATCTACCACGTAAGAAAGCTTTTGTTCAGGTAGCTGAAGGTGTAAAAGAGACTCCTGAACTCAAAGAGAAAGCACGCAAGGCAGAGTTAGGGCTTAATTATATCTTAAATAACAAGATAGATTTACTCTCCGTATTTGCATTGTCCTCTGATAACTTCTTAGAGAAAGGGCATTGTATATTTAAAGTAATTGAAAGATTTTGTAAGAAGTCTAGCCGTAAAGTTCTTAACCTTAAAGACTATCCCGAAGAAACGATTGATGTATTACGCAAAGCTTCAGTAGCAGAGAAGCAACAGTTTGTAGCTGATAGGTTCGGATTAGACATAGAAGATGAAGATGATAAGAAAGTCATAGACAATATACTCGAACAGTTCAAAAAGAAAGACATCATAGAGTTTGATTTAGATGTTATTGAAAGTTATCCCGATATTTTAGTGCGCCCGCCTGAGAAAGTAACGCCTCCCTCGTGGGCGCTTGATATAGAAACTACCGACAGAATCACTGATGAGTATTACTTGACTAAGCGTGAACTGGAAGAAGGTTCAGATTCTGGGAAATACAACAAGTCGGTAATTGATAAATTAAAAGAGATAGATTTCTCTGGAAAAGGTAAGTCTATTTCTGATGATGATATGATAACGACATCTAAAGAGCGCAACGAAGGCGTGGTAGATGAAGGCGATGACGAGTTGTTCAGAGTTAAGGAAGTTGAGACTTGGGTTAAGCTCGATAGTATGGACAAGTATGAGCGCTGGGTGTTTTGTTTCCTCGCCGATGTAGCTTCAATCGAAGACAGTCTTATACAGAAAGTTCGTTATCCTTACGAGCTAGATACTTGGAACTACGTTAAACATGACAACGAGATTAAAGACTGTCGTTGGCACGCTTCAAGAGGTGTCCCTGAAAAGATTAGAGCATTACAAGAGTTTCAGGAGAGAGCAATCAACAATATGCTCATTCGTGATGAGATAAACAACGCGCCTGTTTACACAGTTTTAGCCAATAGCGCAATACAAGCCAATAGTATCAGATTCATTCCCGGACAGAGAGTTAAAGTCAAACAACACGGAGAGATAGCCAGACTTGATGATGTTAACAGAACTGATGTATCAGGTGAAAGGATAGCGCAGTTGTTAAAAGCATACACAGAAGAATACGTTGGTTCTACTGACCAGTTATTCAGAAATGCTACGAATAAAGGCGGAGGAAAAACTAAAGGTGAAGTTCAACTCGGCATGCAGGTTGCTGAAGGCCCGGCACAAATGGAAGTTCTTCGTTGGATGAATACTCTCAAGAAAGTCTACACAATGGTTTTTAAGTTAATGAGAGAGCGTCTAGGAGATTCAATAATCATCGAAGGAACTGAAATCACAAGAGAAGATTTTAACTTTGACGCAGTAGTCATTCCAAATGGTTCAATAGACCTAACTGACCAGAACTTAACCATAGGAAAAGCGATGAATAGATTACAATTCGTTATGGCAGGAACTCCAGAAATAATTGACGCAGAGGATAAATACAACGCCGCTTATGACTGGCTTGAGGCTGACGGAGTTCAAGACCCGGATAGATACATTACAAGACCGGAAGTCATAGCCCAGAAACAACAGCAAGCAATGCAGAAGGAAGACCAGGTATTAGCACAACAGGAACAGATGTTAGAAGGCGAGATAAGACAGAAGAAAGCACAGGCAGTAATGAGTGGAGGAATGAATGGAAACCCAAAACAATCTGGACAGGCTTAAAGAACTCTCAGCCCTTATTGATAGCGGTGAACAGGTCAAAGAGATGACCGAGACTAAAGGCTGGCAAAGGCATATCGAACCACTACTTAATAAGATGATTATAGACGTCATGGGGGGTTTTGAGAATGGACGCTGGCATAATGGTTCACTTGACGCAAACGATTTAGGCGAGGAGAAAGCCAAAGAGCTAATAGCTTACAAGCGGGCTCTTGTAGATTTTCATAAATATATCTATCAATACATTGACCCGCTTGCTTTATATACCGAGGAGTATAACAAAATAGTCAAAGAGGAAAGCAAAGAGAACAACGAGAAGGAGGTTGAAACCGGCTAT